AAATCAAGCTGATATTGATTCAATAAAAAATTCAGTTGGTGGAGAGAAGCAGTACGAGCAACTTATGACTTGGGCTGGTAAAAATCTTTCTGAAGATGCACAAAATTCTTTTGATAATTTAATTCAATCAGGTGATAAAGGTTCTATACAGTTAGCTGTTAATGGATTAGTTGCACAGTATCAAAATGATGCTGGCTATGAAGGAAGAATGTTACAAGGTAAACCATCTAAAACAAACACTGATGTTTATCAATCACAGGCTCAACTTGTAGCTGCTATGAGTGACCCTCGTTACGACAATGACCCTGCTTATAGAAGAGCAGTTGTAGAAAAACTAGACAGATCAGATCTTCAATTTTAACTATGGAATACACACCTTTACGACCACCAGTTAAACAACCTCCAGTACCTAAAAAAGATACTGCACAAGCTCAACGAAAACAATCATGCCCATCGGGATTCCGGTGGGACAGCAAGAAAGGCAGATGCGTTCAAGCTGGAGTAGGACCAGAATATAGACCATGAGTAATAAAAAGAAAAATGCTTACAAAGACTTTGCAAAAATGACCGTAGAGTTTGGTAAAAATTGGAACACAATTAAAAAAAATACCAAAAAGAAAAGTGAGCTATATAAAAAATTATTAGATCAATGAAAACTAAAGATCTAGATACGCTACTTGAAAACGAGTATGCGTACGAACCACCTATACAACTATTACCAAAACAAAAACTAATGTCACCAGAAGCAGAAAGATTTAATGGCTGGGCAGCAATGCTTGGCATAGTTGCAGCTCTAGGAGCTTATGCAACAACAGGACAAATAATTCCTGGAGTATTTTAAATGGCTGCAATCTCCCTTACAAGAGAAGGCACATCTAACTGGCAGAAGTTTTGTGAGTGGGTCACAAGTACCGAGAACCGCCTTTATGTAGGTTGGTTTGGAGTACTTATGATTCCTTGCTTACTAGCTGCTACTACTTGCTTTATACTCGCCTTTATCGCAGCACCGCCTGTAGATATAGATGGCATACGTGAGCCAGTTTCCGGCTCGTTAATGTACGGAAACAATATTATCTCTGGAGCAGTAGTCCCTAGCTCCAACGCAATAGGATTGCACTTTTACCCGATCTGGGAAGCCGGCACTTTGGACGAGTGGTTATATAACGGCGGACCATATCAACTTATTATCTTCCACTTCCTTATAGGAGTACTTGCTTATGCAGGGAGACAGTGGGAATTATCTTACCGATTAGGAATGAGACCATGGATATTTGTAGCATACACAGCTCCAGTATCAGCAGCTCTCGCAGTGTTCTTAGTTTATCCTTTCGGACAAGGGAGTTTCAGTGATGGTATGCCTCTTGGTATCTCCGGTACTTTTAACTTCATGTTCGTATTTCAGGCAGAACATAATATACTCATGCATCCCTTTCATATGGCTGGTGTTGCTGGCGTATTCGGCGGAGCACTTTTTGCAGCTATGCACGGATCTCTTGTTACTTCCTCACTTATTAAGGAAACGACAGAGGAGGTATCGCAGAACTATGGTTATAAATTTGGGCAAGATGAAGAGACATATAATATTGTCGCTGCACACGGGTACTTTGGGAGATTGATATTTCAATATGCTTCTTTCAATAATTCTCGCGCTCTACATTTCTTTCTTGGTACTTTCCCCGTGGTTGGCATATGGCTTACCTCCATGGGAATCTGCACTATGGCTTTCAACCTTAATGGTTTTAACTTTAACCAGTCAGTAGTTGATGCTAATGGAAAGATCGTACCAACATGGGCTGATGTATTAAACAGAGCCAACCTCGGATTTGAAGTTATGCACGAGCGCAATGCTCATAACTTCCCACTTGATTTAGCTTCGGCTGAGTCAACACATATTGCACTAACAGCTCCAGAAATTGGTTGAAAAATTTTTGTTTATATCTAACTTTAATCACTAACTTATTTATATGCTCTGGCGTTATCCGCCATTGGAACAGTATGAAAACACAAGATCCAGAAATTCTAAAACTACAGAAACAGGTAGATAAATTACTAGAGGAATATAGACAAGAAGAATATAAAAAGAAGAAAGATCCAATAGGTGATCCTTCTTACTAACGCTACGTCCGTTCATCCCTTACGGGACGCATGACTCCTAAGCATGGAACGGGGCTTAGGTATATGGAGATGACACATGAAAGTTACTTTCGTATATCGTGGCGTTGCTTACACAAGAGTAATCGGTTAGGCGATCTTGGGGAGGTTCGACTCCTCCCTACTCAATATGGCTTTTTGCCCGTACGCGGATACCAATTAGCCGTCTAGACGGTGGGATAGACCACAAATATCAATGAGTCCAATTAAGACTCGCAACTTTTTACGTAAAGAGACAAGTAAATATACCTTTAATTTTTAACTGAAAAATGGCTAACGCTAATCAAGTTGCCTTAGGTAGAAGTAATCTATCTACAGGTACTGGTTATGGTGGTGCTACCGATAAGTACGCCCTTTACCTGAAGCTGTTCAGTGGAGAAATGTTCAAAGGCTTCCAACACGAGACTATCGCTAGAGATCTCGTTACAAAGAGAACCTTAAAGAACGGCAAATCTCTACAGTTCATCTACACAGGGCGCATGACAAGTGACTTCCATACGCCAGGAACCCCTATTTTGGGTAATGCTGACAAGGCTCCTCCAGTTGCAGAGAAGACCATCGTAATGGATGATCTATTAATCAGCTCTGCATTCGTTTATGACCTAGATGAGACTCTTGCTCACTACGAATTAAGAGGAGAAATATCCAGAAAGATCGGATATGCTCTTGCTGAAAAATATGACAGACTAATCTTCCGTTCAATTACACGTGGAGCTAGATCTGCATCCCCAGTATCTGCAACAAACTTTGTAGAACCTGGCGGAACACAAATCAGAGTTGGTGCAACAACTAACGAATCTGACGCTTTCTCTGCTAGTGCACTAGTGGATGCATTCTATGATGCAGCTGCTGCAATGGACGAAAAAGGAGTCAGCTCTGACGGAAGATGCGCCGTCCTAAACCCTCGTCAATACTACGCTTTGATCCAAGATGTTGGTTCTAACGGTCTAGTAAACAGAGACGTTCAGGGTACTGCTTTACAAGGCGGTGGTGGCGTTATCGAGATCGCTGGAATACACATCTACAAATCTATGAATATTCCTTTCTTAGGTAAGTATGGTGTTAAGTACGGCGGTACAACAGGTGAGACAAGTCCTGGAAATACAGGATCTTTCATTGGACCTACACCTGAGAACGCAAACGCAACAGGCGGAGTTAACAATGACTACGGTACTAACGCTGAGTTAGGTGCTAAGTCTTGTGGACTTATCTTCCAAAAGGAAGCTGCTGGTGTTGTTGAAGCAATCGGACCACAAGTTCAAGTAACAAATGGAGATGTGTCTGTAATATACCAAGGTGATGTGATCTTAGGTCGCATGGCTATGGGTGCAGATTACTTAAATCCAGCTGCTGCTGTTGAATTATATGTTGGTGCTACTGCTCCTTCTGCATTCTAAATATGTTTTTTACGGGGTCTTCGGACCCCCTTTTTTTTATATATAAATATGACTACTCCCACAACAATAGATACCGAGACCGAACTCTCCGCCGTAAATACGATTTTGGGAGCTATTGGTCAATCTCCAGTTACAACACTTGGAACAATAACAACTAACGTAACTAATACAGCTGCTCAAATTGCTAACACTTATGAGAATCCAGAAATAGCATTTATATATCAAATACTTAGAGAGTGTAATATTGATGTTCAAAATGAAGGTTGGACATTTAATAGAGAGGATCACGTTAAGTTCTATCCTGACTCAACTACAAAAGAAATAAAAATACCTACGAATGTGTTACGTATGGATTCAGAAAATCCAGAAGATAAAACTGTAGCACCGATAAGAAGAGACGGAAAACTTTATGACAAGGTTAATCATACATTTATATGGGAAGACCCAGAGGTGTATTTAAATGTTGTCTACTTATTTAAATATGAAGACTTACCTTCAGTATTTAAAAGATACATAACTTATAAAGCAGCTGGTAGAGCAGCTACCCAGTTGGTAACTAATGCTCAATTAGTACAGCTTTTACAAGTACAAGAACAAAGTGCTAGAGCTTCATGTATGGAATATGAATGTAATCAAGGAGATTACAACATGTTAGGTATGCCACATGAAACTCATTACTCAACTTACAAACCTTTTAAAGCATTGCAGAGATAATGGCAACAGTTACACAGCAAATACCTAACTATATTTTAGGAATATCAGAACAACCAGATGAATTAAAACTAGCAGGGCAAGTAAATGATTTAGTAAATGCTATTCCTGATGTAACAAGAGGATGTATGAAGCGTCCAGGAAGTAAATTAATTAAAAAAATTACTCCTAATAGTGGTACTCTTAGCTGGTTTAGTATTTATACAGATGAAGATAATCAATATATAGGTAATGTAAGTACTACAGGTGTTATTCAGTTATGGAGAACTAGAGATGGTTTTTCGTATCACGATAATAATGGTCAAGGTACTAACCTTATTATTTATAAAGATAATGACGCTAATGGTTTACCAACTGTAAATAATAATACTCAAACATATTTATCTGGTTGGACTGAAGAAAGTCAAATACAGGCTTTAACTTTAAACCAGCAGACATTCTTAACTAATAGAACTAAGACTACACAAATGAAGTCAGGAGCGTCAGATAAGTCTCCAGCTTTAGTTAATGAAGCGATTATTGAAATAGATACTGTTTCTTATGGTAAACAATATGCTTTAAATATTTATGATCCAGCAAATCCAGGAACTCCAGTTCAAGAAACTAGAGCAACATCTATTGCTGCAAAAGAAAACTTTACTGAGTCAGGTGGAGCAGATGATGGATCATGCCAAGCTATGGGTAGAGAAGTTATTAATGCAACCGCTACTAATACAGCAAATTTAAGATATGAGATTGATGTTAGATGTACCCCAGTAGTTGACCCTAATAATTTAGGTGGCTCATCTTCTGGTCCACAATATAATGATTCTTACCAACCATACGCCAAACTACAATTCGGTGGAGAAGGTTGGGTAACAGGTAATACTCATAACTACACAACAAAGAAAGGTGGTTCTGGAACTATAGAAATAACCTCTCACGTAACAATATCAAGTTCATGCAACATAGCTAAAGTAAGACCTCCAGCTACATCATCAACTGCTGATGAAGGTATTCAAGCTGCTGGGATTTTAGGCAGTATGAAGACAACTTTAGATGCAATATCAGGTACTGGTATTACTGCGACTATTACTGGTAACTGCTTACATTTAACTAGATCTACACCTTTTGCCGTAAGTACACCTGAACCTCAGTTAATGACCATTATTGGTAATGAGTGTAATAACGTAGCAGAACTACCAACAAATTGTAGACACGATTATGTAGTCAAAGTAGTTAATAGTAGTGATGAAGATGATGACTATTATTTAAAATTTAAAGTACCTAATGTTGGTACAGCTAATCAAAACTATTTTGGTGAAGGTGTTTGGGAAGAATGCCCAGCTCCAAATATTGAGATTGAAATTGATAAGGATACAATGCCTATCAAAATTGTTAGAGAAGCAGCTGGTACAACTTATCCAGAAGGAAGATTTAGAGTACAAACAATTGACTATTCACTACGTGATGTTGGGGATGATAATACAAACCCAGTCCCAAGTTTCATTGGAAGCACATTAGAAAAAATGATGTTCTTCAGAAATAGATTAGTTGTTTTAAGTAAAGGTAATGTAATTTTATCTAAAACTAATGACTTTTTTAATTTCTTTAGTACAACAGCAATGTCTGAATCTACAGCTGACCCTATAGATTTACAAGCTAGTTCAACATTCCCGACAACATTATTTGATGGCATAGAAGTTAACGCTGGATTACTTATATTTAGTAGCAATCAACAATTTATGTTGACTACAGATAGTGATGCATTAACACCATCAACAGCCAAAATAAATTATCTAGCTTCTTATAATTACAATCCTAAAACTTCTCCTTTTTCATTAGGCACAACATCAGGGTTTATAAATAGCACTGGAAAAAATGCCAGAATTTTTGAAATGGCAAATATACAAAGAGAAGGTGAACCTACTGTATTAGAACAAAGTAAACTTGTCTCTAAAAAATTACCAATAAATTTGACTAAACCCACAACATCAAAAGAAAACAGTTTATTACTGCTGGGTGCTTTAGGTTCAGATGAAGTATGGGGATTTAGATTTTATAATAATGGAGAAAAAAGAGTACAATCTGCATGGTTTAGATGGATTTTTACTGGAACATTAATACATCATGCATTGATAGATGACGTTTATTATATAGTTTTAAAAAGTGGTAATGCAACGGATGGTTACGATTACACCCTTGAAGCTATAGATGTAAAAGTTCAAGATGACACTTTTTTACTTTCCCAAAATTCTAATAATTATCCTGTATATTTAGATCGACATAAAGAAATAAGTGCATTACCTTCCAGTGCATATAATGCCACAACTAAAAAAACTACGGTAACAAAACCAATTGGATATAAAGGCAATTATACTATTTCATTGTTAGATAGAAATGCTGGGGATGATTTTGGTAGATATGCAGAAGGTACACCTGTTACAGGTACTAACAACCTAGAGTTTGATGGAGATTGGACAGGTAAAGTTTTACTATTTGGATTTAATAATGGCTTTTCAATTAACATTCCTACAGTTTTTGTAACACAAGCTGCTGGTGATAAAAGTAGGTCTGATACAAGATCATCATTAGTATTACACAGATTACATTTTAATTTTACTGAAATTGGCGAATGTGACATTGCGATTGAGCGTAAAGGTAGACCCCCAAGTAACTTAAGATTTACTGCTGCGGAAACAGACTCTTATAAACTTAACGAATATCCAGTAGTTGAAGATTATATTCAAACAATTCCTATATATGAAAGAAATACAAATATAGGACTAAAAATATTATCAAGTGATCCTTTACCACTCATTCTTAACTCAATGAACTGGGAAGGAGATTATAACCCTAAATATTATAGACGTGTCTAAAGTAACTATACACCCAGCCACTAAAGAAGTGGCGTTAGAAGTGGCACACAATTTACGTTCAGATGATTATAGAGAATTAGTTGAGGGTCATGGATTAACTCCGGTTGTCCATGTTCCTCTTTTCTTAGATTCTGGCGACAATGTTTATTTCAATATGCCAAACGGCAAGACTGCTGGATTGGCTGGCGTATATCCAGACGGACGTATCTGGATGATATGTACAAATGTTATTCACGATTATCCCTATGCATTTTCTAGAAATGCCAAACGATGGGTTGATAAACGTACTGAACCATTATTATGGAATATTTGTGATAAACGCAATACAACTCACTTAAGATTATTAAAATTTTTGGGCTTTAAATTTCTTCGCGAAGTTTTACATGGTCCAAATTTATTACCATTTATCGAATTTTGTAAAATACCATGTGTGCTGGAATAGGAGGGGGCGGAGGAATGTCCCCAGGAATGGGTGCTGGACTTGGATTTGGATTAGATACGCTGGGACATCTCGGAGGTTATTTCGAGGATAGAAGAAATACCAGATACGCTAACCAAGAAATACAAAGACAGAACCAATTAAAAATAAACGCCTACAAAACTAAACAACGTAACGCAGAACTTGCATGGAAAAATGACAAGATGGATGCGGATATCGAAGTTGATAACAAATGGCGTGAATCACGAGATGCTATTGCTGAAGCTCAACTAAATGCTAAGAGATCAGCTGGAGAAGCTGCTATATCACAGCAAAGAATATTAGCAAAAGTACTAGCATCAAAAGGAACTAGAGAACAGGTCGGTAGAAGATCTGGAAGAAAAGGCATTGCTGAGGCAGGCGCAGAAATGGCAGCTATTGGAGCTAAAGCTGCATTTGATAGAAAATCAGAAATTTTATTCAGAGATAAAGCTGGGAAAAATGTAGCTGCCTTTGCTCAAGGTAAATACGTTGAGTACATAACTGGTAGACCTAGCCCTGAAGCTCCACCATTATTACAGGCGAAAAAATCAATGCCAAGTTTCTTTAATACAGCCGTAAAAATTGCATCGTCTGGACTTAACAGATATCAACAATGGCAAGATAACAAAGCTCCAAGTGCATATAACGACAGCCTGAAAATAGGTGGTGGTTCATCTGAAGACTACTCTGACGCATTTGAAACACAACCATCATGGGATTTTAATCCACAACAAACTCCTAGTACATCTTGGCAAACACTGGAACTTCCATCCTTTGGAGCATCTCCAGCAGATACGTTCTTACAACAAGATATGGATAATTTCTTTGATGCACAAAGAGCAACTAAAGCTTCTAATGCTTTAGGTAATGATTTAAGCCTTACATTTTTATAAATTATGTCACGTTATAGAGAAGTATTAAATAATTTGACAGCTGGTGAAGAACGAAATGTCAGTCGTCAAATACAATACGACAGCATAGCTCAACGAGATCGTGAAAAAGCGAGCTATGAAAAATTACAAGCTATTAAACAATTTTCTACTTCTTTAGATGGTTACATTAAAAGTAGAGTAGATCAACAAATTGAAGATGATAAAGAAAGAGGAAAGCTATTAGCGATAGAAGAAGATTTTGAATCGCAAGAAGCTATAGGTACAACTACAATTGATCCTCAAGATGAACAAGAATATTATGATAATAAAAAAACTGTTTTAGATAATAAAAAATTATTAAACGAAACAGCTAATGAAGTTGTAGAACAGGGAGGATCTTATCAAGATTCAAACGATGTAAGTAACTTATCAGGTTGGGCACTATATTCTTATGTTCAGCAAAAATCTAAGATAGCTGCTGATAATTATGAAGATTGGCTCAAAGGGGAGATGAATAATAATGAGGATTTAGAATTAGAACATAATGGTGTTACATTTACACCATCTACAGCTGAAACACTACAACAAAAACAAATTGCTCTTAAAGCATTAAGAAGAAAATATATCATTGACAATGAACTTCTTGATGTCAATAGATCTCTGTTAAATGATAAAGATGTAGGATTTTATGACAAAGTTCAATCAGCTCATAAAACACTTACAAAAGAATATGAAACAGAAAAAGATATTGATGATGGTATAAGAATTAGAACTGATGCTATAGACCAATTTATAGTTAATAAAGACTTTGCATTACTACTTAGTGAAATAAAAAGAACTGTTAAACCAGATGGAAGTGGTTACAACAGAAAAGAAGCACTAGATGAAACTTTTAAAATATTAAAAGACTTAGCTCTTACTGGAGATATAACTGTAGAGGAATTAGAAGCTTTACAAGAACAAGAAGTAACTATTAATGGTGAAACTTATAAAGCTGGTAGATGGAGAAAAAGATGGGCACAACTTGCTATTGATATAACCCAAGCACAAAAAGATGCTATGGATGCAGTGCAAAATGAGTTTGAGATGCAGGGTGATAACTACATAATGGATATACAGGCTAAAGAAGCAGAATTACAAAAAGAAGGTAAAAGATTTTCTGAAAAAGAAATAGATGAGATGATTGCTAACTGGGACCCACGTTGGGGTAAGGTAGATTCTTATCTAACAGATCTCAAAACACGATCTACTGAAGATGGCATTGATGATGATGTTATTAAAATTCTTGAGGAGAAAATAAAAAATAAGCAACCTATATATCAGACTGATGTCAACAAAATT